ATCCTGTTGGACCTGATACTCCAATTGGTGATGCACCAGTATTACCTCTTGGGCCAACCCCACCAGGTGCACCAGTTGATCCTGTTGAACCTCTTGGTCCTGATGATCCTGTTGGACCAGTTGGTCCATTTGTACCATCACCAAATAAATACAATTTTCTTCTTAATGATCCAACATTTAAATATAATCTAGTACCATCCCATTCTATTGTTCCAGATGGACCTGAACTTGAAACATCACTAAATGTTAATCTACCATCAATAGGTTTTATAATTACATCTTTAGCCATTCATTTTTATTTTTTTAAGTTGGACCAGTAGGACCTGTTGGACCTATTGAACCTTGCGGTCCAGCTACACCTGATGGTCCTGTTATACCAGTAGGTCCTGTTGGACCAGTTGAGCCTCTAGATCCTACTGGACCCGTAATGCTTGGTCCCATGTTTCCTGCTGGTCCAGATGATCCTATTGGACCAGAAGGTCCTGCTGGACCATTTGGTCCTGTTGAACCTCTAGAACCTACTGGACCTGTAACAATAGGTCCTGCTGGACCTGTTGGACCTGTTGGACCTACCCCACCTGATGAACCAGTAGGACTTGAACCAGTTGAACCTCTTGGACCTGATGGACCTGATGGACCTGTTGGTCCTGTTGGTCCTGTTGGTGGTGTTGGTCCTGTTGGTCCTGTTGGACCTGATGAGCCTGTCGGTCCTGCTGGACCTGATGGTCCTGATGAACCTGTTGGACCACTTGGTCCTGTTGAACCAGTTGGTCCTGTTGAACCAGTTGGTCCTACTAGACCTGATGAGCCTGTCGGTCCTGCTGGACCTGATGGTCCTGATGAACCTGTTGGACCACTTGATCCTGTTGAACCTGTTGGACCCGTTGGACCTGTTGGTCCTACTGGTCCTGTTGAACCAGTTGGTCCTGCTGGACCTGATGGTCCTGATGAACCTGTTGGACCACTTGGTCCTGTTGGTCCAGTTGGACCTTCAGCTTCAAATAATAATCTTTTTCTGACCGATCCAATTGTAAAATATAAACCAGCACCATTAGGTCCACTTTCATAAAATTCTAATGTTCCATCAATTGGCGTAGATATTAAACCTGTTGTATTTTCAATTTTTACATTACCATCATTAGGTTTTATAATTACATCTTTAGCCATTAGAATTTAATTTTTTTAAAATAATATTTATTTGATTTTGTTGAGTATTTAGTTCAGTTTTCAAATCATTTATTATAATTTGTTGTTCTTTTATTGCTTGTAATAAAATACCATTTAAATGAAGATAATCAACACTTAAATATCCATCATCCATTGTTGATACTAATTCTGGAAATACTTCTTGAATTTCTTGTGCTATTACTCCTATTTGATCACCAACACCATATTTATCATCTTTAAATTTAAAAGATACACCTCTAATTTTATCAATTTTGGGTATAACATTCTCTAATAAAATAATATTTTCTTTAAGTCTAATATCTGATGGTCCTGTTGGTCCAGTTGAACCATATGAACCTCTTGGTCCTGTTGGTCCATATATACCATAAGGACCTGTTGAACCATATGAACCTTGTGGTCCTATTGGACCTATTGAACCTTGTGCTCCTTGTGGTCCTGTTGGTCCTGTTGGTCCTGTTGGTCCAGATGAACCTGTTGGTCCTGTTGGTCCAGATGAACCTGTTGGTCCTAATGGTCCACTTGGACCTGTTGGTCCTGTTGGTCCTGTTGGTCCAGATGAACCTGCTGGTCCAGATGAACCTATTGGTCCAATTGTTCCAATAGTATTTGGACCACTTGGTCCTGTTGGTCCTGTTGGTCCAGATGAACCTGCTGGTCCTTGAAAATTATTACCTACTGGACCTTGTGGACCAGTTGAACCTCTTGGACCTGTTGGTCCTGTTGGTCCTGTTGGTCCAGATGAACCTGTTGGTCCAACAGGACCAGATGAACCTGTTCCACCTTGTGGTCCAGTTGGACCAGTTGAACCTCTTGGACCTGTTGGACCTGTTGGTCCTGTTGGTCCAGATGAACCTGTTGGTCCAACAGGACCAGATGAACCTGTTCCACCTTGTGGTCCAGTTGGACCAGTTGAACCTCTTGGACCTGTTGGACCTGTTGGTCCTGTTGGTCCAGATGAACCTGCTGGTCCTGTTGGACCTGTTGGACCAGGTGGACCTTCATCAAAAAAGTATAGTTTTTTTCTAAGACTACCAACAGATATATATAAGTTATTACCATCATACTCAAAAGAACCATCAACAGGTGTAGAAATCATAGTTTCTCCACTATTTGGAAATCTTATAGTACCATCACCAGGTCTTATTATTACATCTTTGGCCATTTAAAAAATTATATTTTTAGTTGTTTTTATATATAAATTTTATATAATTCATATCTATTTTAGGACCAACTAATCATAATATATATTAAAAAATAAAGTATAAAAATGAAAATTATTTATAAACCATGGGGTAAAGAAGAATGGTTAGAAATAAATGAATATTATTGTTATAAAAGGATTTATATAAATAAAGGTCATAAAACCAGTTATCAATATCATGAAGAAAAAATTGAAACAAATTATATTATATCTGGTCATGCTGAAGTGTGGTTAGAAAACGATAATGGTGTTGTTGAAATATTACAAATGAAAGATGGTGATTTTTTTAATGTAAAACCATTAAAAAAACATAGAGTTATAGCTAAAACAGATATTATTTTACAAGAAGTTTCAACACCTCAAGTTGATGATGTTATTAGAATAAGTGATGATACGAATAGAGATAATGGTAAAATTGAAAATGAACATTTAAAACCTGCATTTTGTATAGTATCATCTGGTAAAGGTACAAGGATGTATCATTTAACAGAAAATATAAATAAAGCATTATTACCAATTAATGGAAAAGCTGTAATATCTCATATAATTGATAAAGTACCAAAAGAATATGATATTATTATAACAACAGGTTATAAATCAGAAACTTTAAAAGAATATTGTGAAGCTGCTCATGAAGAAAGGAATATAACATTTGTCAATGTACCTGATTATGATTCTGAATATTCTGGACCTGGTGCATCATTATTACAATGTAAACATTTATTACAAAGACCTTTTTATTTTTCCACTGTTGATTGTTTAATTAAAGATAATTTACCATCTATTGATTCTGATTGGATTGGAGTTTCTCCTACAAGTATTCCAGAATTATATTCAACTGCTCAATTAGATGAAGATCAAAATGTTATAAATTTTAAGAATAAGTCAAAAAATGGCTATGAATTTGCTTTTATAGGTTTATCTGCAATATATAATTATAATATTTTTTGGAATACATTATTGAATAATATAGGTAACACAGGTGAATTAGTATCTGTTTATATGCAAAAAAATTCAAATTTTGTATATAAAGTAAAAGCAAAAAATATAGATTGGTATGATACAGGAACAATTGATAGTTATCATAATATAAAACAATTAATTGAAAAAAATTATTTTGTTCTTGATAAAAAAGATGAATTTTTTTATAATTTGAACGATAAAATAATTAAAATATTTGTTGATAAAAAAACATGTAAAAATAGAATAAAACGATCTGAAATATTAAAAGATTATATACCAACATTAACATATAAAGGTGAAAATACATATGCATATAAAAAAGTTATTGGACAAACACTTTATGAAGTTGATGATTTTAATATATTTATTCAATTTTTAAATTATATAGAAAAATTTTGGAAATATGATTATATTGATCTTTCAGAAGAATCTAAAAAGTTTTATTATGAAAAAACATATAAAAGAATAGATAAATTTTTAGAAAAATATCCAAATATAAATGAGTTAGAACACACAATAGATGGTATAAAATGTAAAAGTTTAGATTATTATTTAAATGAAATAGATTTTTATGAATTTGATAATTGCTTACCAAGTAAAACTTTTCATGGTGATTTACAATTTGATAATATTATTTATGATGGAAATACATTTAAATTAATAGACTGGAGACAATCATTTGGTGATTCAACAACTCATGGTGATATTTATTACGATTTAGCTAAACTTTATGGTGGAATATTAATATCATATTATGATATGAAGAAAAATAATTTTTCATTTGATGTTGTGAATAATGATATTAAATTAAATTATGAACCATCAAAAAATTTAAAATTGTTTAAATCATATTATGAAAAATGGTTAGTAAATAATGGCTATGATTTACATAAGGTTAAAACATTAACATTTCTTATTTATTTAAATATGTCACCATTACATGATGAGCCATTTGATTTATTTTTATTTTATTTTGCAAAAAAATTAATTGAGACAAATGATAATTAATAAAGATACAAAAATATATGGTTCATTTTCTAATAATCCAGGTAACAATGGTTGTATATTTTTTAATAATGAATTTGAAAAACATAATATAAATGCTATTTATAAATCATTTTATTCTACAAATGCTGAAGAAATAATAAAAAGTGTTAAACATTTAAACTTTTCTGGATTTGCTTTAAGTATGCCGTTAAAAATAGAAATTATGAAATATTTAGATGATATAGATAATTCAGCAAAAGAAATTGGTGCAGTAAACACAGTTATAAATAAGGATGGTAAACTTATAGGTTATAATACAGATTGGATAGGTGTGTATAAGTTTATAACAACTAGTGAATTATGGTTTAATTTAAATGAATCAGTAATAATATTAGGTGACGGAGGATTTAGTAAAGCTATTCAATATTCATTGAAAAAATTGGAGATAAAATATGATATAATAAATAGAAAAAATTGGGATGAAATAAAAAATGTAAAAAATTCAATAGTATTTAATGCTACACCAATTGATGTCATTTTAGCAAATAATCATTTAATTGATGGTAGACCTTTTACGGAAGACGGTAAAAAAATTTCAATTTTACAAGCAAAAGAACAATTTCATATATACACTGGAATAAAAATATAATAATATAATATGGAATTAAAAAATGTAAAATTGTATGTCGGACCTGTAACAAAAAATGTTGTCGATACTGTAATTAAACTATCAAAAGAAAATTATAAAATAGGTTTAATTCCATCTAGAAGACAAATAGATTGGGATGGTGGATATGTTAACAATTGGACAACTGAATCTTTTTTTGATTATATAGGAGAAGATCGTAAAAATATAATATTAGAAAGAGATCATGGTGGTATAGGACAAGGTGAATATTATGATAATGGAGCAACTTCTTTATATGTAGATTCAAAATTATTTGACATTATACATATTGATCCTTTTTTAAATTATAAAAAATTTCAACAATCTTTAAGTGAAATGATTGATAATATAAAATTTATCAATAAAATTAATGATAAATGCTTATTTGAAGTAAGTACAGAAGAATCAATTTTAAATATTAATAATGAAACTTTAAGTAATATTTTATTAACATTGGATAATAAATTGGGTGAAATATTTAAAAATAATGTAAAGTATTGTGTAATACAATCTGGTACTAAATTAAAAGGTATTAAAAATATTGGTAATTATGATATTAAACGTTTAAAAAAAGGTTTAAATGTATGTGAAAAATATAATTTATTATCAAAAGAACATAATGGAGATTATTTAGATATAAACCAAATAAAAACAAAATTTGATACAGGATTATCAGCTATAAATATAGCACCAGAATTTGGAGTTTTTGAAACTGATATATTATTAGAAAATATGACAGAATATCAAAAAGATAAATTTTTTAATGTTTGTTATAATTCAAATAAATGGGTAAAATGGGTTGATGAAAATTTTGATCCATTTAAAAATAAATTAGAATTAATGAGAATATGTGGACATTATCAATTTTCAACTACAGATTTTTTAGAAATGAATATTAATATTGATGATATAATACAAGAAAAAATGTATGAAAAAATAAAAAAAATATGTGAATTATGATAAGTTTAAAATATTTATGTGACGTTTACTTTACTTTATTTAATCATAAAATGATAGATAAATTAGAAGAATTATTTTCAGATGATATAATATTAAAAGATTGGAGTATTTATTCTGAAGGAAAAAAAGAAGTATTAAATTCTATATCTGAAATATATAAAAATGTAGAAAGCATTGAAGTGGTTTCATTCGGAAATTATTATGAAGAAAATTTAACAGTATGCTGTGAAATTTCAATAAAAATAAATAAAACAGATATAATAAATGTGGTTGATATAATTACATTTGATAATTTTGGAAAAATAAAAAAAATAAAAGCTTACAAACAATGAATATGAAAAAAACTTTATTTATTGACATAGGTAATATCATTATTAATATATAAATTAAAAATGAAAATTAATAAAAAACAAGTGATTGATTTATATAATCAGAATTTATCTCAAAAAGAAATAGCATTAATAATAGGTGCCAGTCAAGTTAGAGTTTCAGAAATAATACGTTCATATGGTTTAACAAGAGATAAGAGTGTTTTGAATTTAAATAGAGTAAATATAAATATAAAATATTTTCAAAAAATTGATAATAGTCAAAAAGCATATTGGTTAGGTTATATATGTGCTGATGGTAGTATAAATAAAAATAATAATAAAATGACATTAACTTCAAAAGATTTAGAAATTATAGAAAAATTTAAAAATGATATTGAATCTGGTCATGCAATTAGTAAAAGTGAATACTTTGATAAGAGAACAAATAAAAATTATACACGATATACTATTCAAATAACAACAAAACCTTTTGTTTCATATTTGATAAATCACGGTGTAACAAACAAAAAAACAGATTATTTATTATTTCCTACTATTGATGAAAAATATTATTCATATTTTATTGCAGGTTTATTTGATGGTGATGGTAGTTTATATATTAAATCAGAACGTAATATTACTGTAAATTTAATATCAACCAAAGAAATGTTATTGTTTATTCAAAATTATATTTATGAAAAATTAAATATTAAACCTAAAAATTTATTAAAAGTTACAAATAATAAAATTAATGTATATAAAATGTATTTACGTAAAGGTTCTAATGATTTTTTAAATTTTATTTATAATGATAATAATATTGATACCAATATATATTTACAACGAAAATATAACAAACTAAAAATTTATAAAGAAAAAAATGAAAAAAGAAGAAATGAAAAAAACATTGTTCATTGATATAGATGGTTCTATAATTAAGCACAAAGGAAATCAATCAAAAATGTTTATGGAAGATATGGAAATCTTACCAGGTGTGATTGAAAAATTTAATGAGTGGGATGCTAATGGTTATAAAATAATATTAACTACTGGACGAAAAGAATGTTTAAGAGAAATAACACACAATCAATTACTTAAAAATGGTATTTTTTATGACCAATTAGTTATGGGATGTACAAGAGGTGAGAGAGTTTTAATTAATGATAAAAAACCAAATAATACTATGAGTGTAGCTACTGCTATTCAAATAAATAGGAATGAGGGTTTAAGTGGTGTTAATATAGATTAAAAATATAAAATATGAATTTTTTATTTTCTATAATAACTCCAATATATAAAACTCCAATAAAAAAATTACAAAGATTGTATGATTCTTTAATATCACAAACTTATAATAATTGGGAATGGATTGTACTTGATGATTCTGGTATTGAATATAAAGAATCATATAATTTTATTTTAAATTTATCTAAAACTGATAATAGAATTAAATTATATTCAAATGAAAAAAATATAGGTATTATTGGTGAAGTTAAAAATAAAGCTTTTTCGTTAGGTACAGGAGATATATTAGTTGAAGTTGATCATGATGATGAACTTGTTAATACATGTTTAGAAAATTTATCTGTTGCATATTCTTATGATTCCGAAATTGGTTTTGTGTATGGACATTGTTGTGAAATTTATGAAAATAGTGATAAAATAAGAGATTATGGAGATTATTGGTCATTTGGTTATGGTAGATATGAAAATATTATTTATAATAATAAAAATTATAAAGTTGCAATTGCTGCTAATATAAATTCAAAAACAATAAGACACATAACAGGAATTCCTAATCATGTTAGAAGTTGGAAAAAAAGTGAATATTTAAAAATTAAAGGTCACAATAAAATATTAAGTGTTGGAGATGATTATGAACTATTTATAAGAACCTTTTTAAATACTAAAATAGCAAAAATAAATGCCTTTACATATATACAATATTTTGAAGATGGTAAAAATACACAATTTAATAGAAATGCTGATATACAAACACTCGTCAATTATACTGTTAATTTTTATAATAATAAAATACATAGTAGATTTTTAGAATTAAATGTAAATGATTATACATGGTATAATGGTGGTTATGATACAGATATAGAGAAACCAGAATTTGAAGATTATTCAAATATTATAATTCCAGACGAATTATTAAAAAATAATTTCTTTAATAAAGATAATCTATATGGATATTCTAGAGTTTATAATATACCATCAACATTACAATATAAAAAAACAGATCATTATTTTAATATAATTAAATGGTTAGTAAAATTAACAAATTGTCAATCTTATTTAGAATTGGGTATAGAGAATGGTGAAACTATATCAGAAATAAAAAATCATGTTGGTGTATGTGTAGGAGTTGATATTAAAATAAATATAAATCCAGATATCAAATTACAACTATTTGAAACAACAACAGATAATTTTTTTAAACTAAATGATAAAAAATATGATATAATCTTTATAGATGCTGATCATAGTTTTGAACAGTTAAAAAAAGATTTTGATAATTCTTTAAAAATATTGAATGAATATGGTATTATTATATTACATGATACTGATCCTATTATAACTGAATTGACAAAGAGTAATTATTGTAATGATTCATATAAAATAGTTGATCATATAACAAAAAATTATTTTGTTGATATTATAACATTACCAATTCAAGAAACAGGTTTAAGTTTAGTTATGAGAAAAAACGAAAGAAGAGTTAATAAAATATTATAAAAATAAATTAATAAAATGGCAATATATGCAGATGCAAAAGCAATATCAGATTTTTTAAGAAATAAGATAAAGGATAAAATAGAGATATCAGATTTTGGTGCAACAATAACACCAAAAGGAAAAAAATTATCTAATGGTTGCTATTCATGTAAAAATGGTAGTTGGATTTGTGTTTATATAGGAGTTTCATGTAATCTTAAATGTTTATCTTGCCCTCAAATTTCAAGACATAATCAAAAAGAATTTATATGGGCAAATGGTGGAAATGATGATATACGATCACTTGAAGATTTAAAAAGAGTTTTAGATAAAAATAGAAGAATAACTGGAATATCATTTTCTGGTGGTGAACCATTTTTATATTTAGATAAAGTTAAAGAATGGTTAGAATTTGTAAATAATAATTACTCAGATTTAAATTTATATAAATGGATATATACAAATGGTACTAAAGTTACAAGAGAAAAATGTTTAATGCTAAAGGAATTAGGTATAAACGAAATACGATTTGACTTAGCTGCAACTAATTATAGTGATAAAATAATTAAAAAAATAGAATATTGTAAAACAATTTTTGATAAAATTTCAGTAGAAGTTCCAGTTGAACCTTGGCAGACAAAAAAATTAATAGAGGTTTTACCTATTTTAGATAAGATTGGATTAGATTATTTAAATTTACATGAGCTTTCTATTTGTACTGATAATGAAAAAAGATTAGTTGATGGTGGTTATGTTGATCCTAAACTAATTTATAAAGCTGGTGAAAAACATTATTTACCTTCTATTATAGACACATATGAAATTATAAATTTTATAGAAGACAATAAGTTAAATATTATATATAATGATTGTAGTGCTAGAAATATGATAAATCAAGGATTAGGTTGGCAATATCAAAGAAATAGACAAAATCCGAAATATATTTGGGAAGAATGGGAAGATTTCATAAAAAGAGCAGAAATAGATGGTAATATACCATAAAAATAAAATATTACATGGATAGTTTAAATATAGAATTTAATTTACCAATTACTGTAAAAAATAAAATAGAAAAAGGAATGTTCAATTTTTCAATAATAACCATTACAAAAAATAATGAAAATATAATTAGAGATTTTATAAATCAATTTTCAGATTTTATTGATAGAGGTGGAGAACTTTTAATTTTAGATAAAGGTTCTATTGATAATACTGTCAATATAGCTTTAGAAATGAATTGTAGGGTAGAAGATATATCAAATTTTTATAGAGATGTAGATGAAGATATGTTTAATGTTATTAATGATAAATTTAATAAAGATGATATAAATGACACATTTATAAAAATAGGAGATAAATATTTTGATCATTCTACAGCTAAAAATTACGCTGCCACATTAATAAAAAATGATATGATTTTATTTTTAAATATTAACTCATCAATTAAAACTTTTAATATATTCGAATTGAATAATTATGCTAATGATTATGATTATATAAAATTTGACATATTAAATAAATCTAATATAGCATATGAATTTTATAATAAAAATAAATTTACATGGAGATATATAATTGATGAATTGTTATTTAATATTGATACTGATATAAAACAAATAGATACACATAATACCGTATTAGTAATTGATCATCATAGAAATATTACTAATTCGCATTATGAAATAAAAAAAATAGTATCATTATCAGTAATGACTTATATAGAACATGAAAATGAAAATTTTTGTCAATTATTTGCAATAAAATTATTTCAAATGTGTTTTACTAATTCAGCAATTGAACAATTTAATAGACACTTATCTATTTGTACTGATTCTATAAAAAAATCATTATCTTTATGTTATATAGCAGATTATTATATGAATAATAATGTTCAACTTGCTATAGAATATTATAATAAAGCATATATAGAAAGTAATAAAATTAGATTACCATTATATAAGTTAGGTAAATATTATTTTTTTATTGGAGACTGGAGTAGAAGTATATTTTATTTAGAAGGTTGTATAAATATTCCAAAGGTAACAGAGATTGAAAATGATGATTTTATGTATAATGATGGACCATATTCAATGCTATACGTAGCTTGGTGGTGGAATGGTAATATAAAAAAGGGTAAATATTATTATGATAAAACTGTTAAATTAAATCCATATAGTCAATTATATATTAATGAAGCTATGTATCATTATAAATACAAAACAAATATAATTAAAGGTTATTTAACATTTAAACAATTACAAGATTTATATAAAGAAAGTAAAAAATATAAAACTATTCTTGAATTTTTCCCAGAAAGTGGTAGAAGTACTCATGCTTTATTAGCTGGTGTTAAAGAAACAGTTACTGTGATAATGGAGAATGAAGATATTGATTTTAGAAATAGTCTTGATAATCCAGGTAATTTAAGAATTTTATATATGTCAAAAGAAGAAGCAACAAAATTTATTATGTCAGGTTCTGAAAAATTTGAAATGGTTTTTATAAATAATTATAATGATATTACAACAGATTATAGTCAATATTTAGGAAGTTTATATTTTGAAAATATTGCAACAAAATTATTTTGTGGTTCAAAATATAATA